CATCGGCACTCTAATTTTACTCAATTCTCTGGGAATTGAAGATTTTAAGAAGCTACAGTTGCTTGCAACTGATGTGATAACAGTTGTTTATTAGAAATATATGCTTATATTTCAATAACTTACACTACCTATGGTAGTGATTTGCTTGTTTCTGATCTTGACCAAGTCTTCGAATCATAAGACTGCATGACTGCCTTACAGGCAGGGGACACCTAGGGGTCATGGCGTTATATGCTTGTACTAATACACAGATTAGGATTTTTGAGTGTTAACCACTTTTCCATATATGCAGAGACTGCTGCCAAATATTTGACTGAATTGGCTAAGATTACATATTGACATACTCACAGAATCTGATATAATTATATATAACTAGTTCTAAGATGACATATAAAGTGATACACTTAAATGTTTATTCATTAAAAATAAATTAACACTTATATGATACATTTAAATGTACGTGAGTAGTAAATCCTCCGTACTTTTCAAAAAAATAATTGACAATGAGAAAAAAATCCGTAAAACTATACACAGATAATGTTATTGAAGAGTTCTATAAGCACGTACTCAATAACAATTTGGACAAGCTCCACATACCTCATAGTGATGTATTCTACGTGAAGGCAGCAGTAGAAGCTCATTATGGGAGATCCTTTACATTAAAGCACGTAGAGGATTCAATGAGAGCCGAGGGATGGTCAGAAGATAAAGGAGATATTGACAATGGGTAGAGTTAAATTAAAAAAGTCGCAAAATAAAGGCATCTCAGTAGAGAAATTTAATGCATTGGGGCAAAAGGTTCGTAAATTTATGAACAGTCTAAAGGGTATGAAGTTTGCTGACTTCCGTGGAGAGGGTAGACCTTCAACTGCAGGATCTGCAGCACGAAAGAGAATGAGGGATGCTAACAAGGGTAAAGATGCAGGAGAGACAGCACCTACAACTAAAGATAAGATAACATATGCTTCAGCAGCAAAGAAAGAAAGACAGATTGTAGCAGAGCTATTGTCTCTAAAGAAAAACTCAGAGTTGACATCAGCACAAAGAAAACAGCTAGAAGTTTTACAATCTAGAGTAGATGGTGTAGCTGCAAGAGCTTTTGATAAAGCGAAGGTAAGAGAAGCTATAACTAAAACAAAGATGAAGGGATACGATCCTTCTAAGAATGTTCCTAAAACTAAAGATCAAGATATGAAAGCTTATGAAAAGAAGCAACTTAAAGAAGATAGAGAACGTGTAGAATTAGTGAGAAAACTTGCAAAGGAGAAGGGTATGGCTAAAGCTAAAGGTGGCATGACTATGAAGAAGAAAGGCATGGCTAAAGGTGGTGCTATGATGAAAAAGAAAGGTATGGCTCGTGGAGGAGCTATGATGAAGAAAAAAGGTATGGCTATGGGTGGACTCAAGAAACCTGCAGCAGGACAAACAGGACTCAAGAAGTTACCTACCACTGTACGAAACAAAATGGGTTATGCTCAAAAAGGTGGCATGATGAAAAAGAAGGGCATGGCTATGGGTGGCATGAAGAAGAAGGGCTACGCAATGGGTGGTATGAGAGTAAAGTACAAAGTTGGTGGTATGGTTAAAGGAAAATCATACGGAATGGTTGACAACAAAAAGAAGAAGTAGTATAATAATGTCACTATGGCATATCTACAAAGTAACATTCCGTATTTTAAAGCTTGGGTAAGACGAGAGTATACCTGTAACTTTGCTCAGTATCATGGTGAGTTCTTACACTGCATGGTTATAGCAGTAACGACAATGCCTAACAGATCACTCAGCTTTCAAGTAATCTTTACTGGCTGTGAATCTGATGACACTGACGAGCCAAATGTACACGGTGGTGCTATGTGGGCGAGAATGCCCATCACAGCCCTAGTAGGAGACACTCCTTTTGAACAGTGGGCTGAAGAGATGCCACCGTACATTGCTCAACCTTGGGACTGTATGTCCCATGATCACAGTGTATATGTATTAGACAGAGCTACACCTGCTCCTTGGATAGCAAAAGTTGATGGTGAGTTCTACCCTGCTAAGTATTACTTTACTGTAGACTATACTAACAGTGAAATAGCTGACGATCCTGCACAACACAAACAGTCACACGTACTAGAACTGATGGATGCAGGTAAATATACAGGAAATATCGTGGCATTACCTAATAATAGAGTCAGAGTGACCCACCCTGCATGGTTCGAAACAGGAGAAGGACCACCTGACTTTAGACCCTCCCAAAGAATCTTTCATTCAAAACAAGAAACGGAGTATGTGTGGGATACCCAAAGGGTATTTAACAACCTATATGAGGACAATCATGGTAGCAAAGGCAAAGGCAACAATAAAAAAGGTAGCAGGAAAGCTAAAAAAGGCTAGTAAGGCTCACGCAGGACAGTCAAAGGCTCTATCAGCTATAAAATTAAGTAAAGGTGGTAGCACTGTAAACAAAGCAGGTAACTATACCAAGCCCGGAATGAGAAAAAGAATGTTTTCAGCCATAAAAGCAGGATCAAAAGGGGGTAATCCCGGACAGTGGTCTGCAAGAAAGGCACAATTATTAGCTGCACGGTATAAAAAAGCAGGTGGGGGCTATAAGTAATGGCTGACCCTAAGGTTGGCACAGGCAAAAAGCCTAAAGGAAGTGGGCGAAGGCTCTATACAGATGAGAATCCTAAGGATACAGTAAGTATCAAGTATGCTACGGTAGAAGATGCAAAGAAAACTATTACAAAAGTTAAAAAAATTAACAAACCCTATGCGAGGAAGATACAAATCCTCACCGTTCTTGAACAACGAGCTAGGTTTGCAGGAAAAACTCAGCAAGCTGCCCTTGCAAAGAAAGCGAAAGAACAATTAAGGAGACAACATGGCACTAGCAAAAAGTCAAAGAAGTCTTAAATCATGGACAAAGCAAAAATGGAGAACAAAAAGTGGTAAGCCCAGTAGCAAAACTGGAGAACGCTATCTTCCAACAGCTGCAATCAAGGCTCTATCACCCCAAGAGTACGCAGCAACAACTAAAGCTAAAAGAAAAGGCACAGCGTCAGGCAAACAATTCGTTAAACAACCTAAAAAAATCGCTAAGAAGACAAGAAGTTATCGAAAAGTTACATAATATAGGATATTTTGAGAATGATAGTTAAGGCATGGTTTATAGTAGCAGTAATGTCTGGTGTATACACAGACGGAACTAAGGATATATTTATATTTCAGCATCCTGCTGATCATGGGCATTTTCATAATGCACATATGTGTCAAAAGTTTATAGGAGAACACCCTTTTAAACTAGCTAGAGCATTAATTAACCAATATGGTAGCAGACCACCAGAGCAGATTATGTGTGTCCCAGAGGAAACAGTACAGATGTTTATGGAACAGGGTGGTAAACGAGGAGAACCTACCTAGTGCTATACGAGCCTACATGTGACGTTTGTGGGCATCACATTGAGGATGATAAATGTGAGTATTGTGAGAAGACTGGGGACAATGGTAACTGGGTAAAGGAAGTTATAAAGGATAAAGATGACTCCAGAGACACTTGACAGATGGCGAATATTACCAAGACTTATGATGCTAGTTATGACAGGAGTTTACATTCGTTGTATAGAATGGGCTTTGAGTCAGCCAGAGTTGACCACACAACAAGCAGGACTCATATCCGTGATTACAGGGGCGATGACAGGATCTTTCGCCATATGGATGGGAGCAGAGAAAGCCGAACCCAAGATAATGGAGAGGGAAGAACGATGAACTGGAAGATATGGAGATACTTTAAAAGAATATGGTGTGCTATCTTAAATAAGAAGTGCCACGATGATTGTGACTGCGTATAATGATAGGAACTATACTTAGCTCCGTATCTACTTTAGCATCATCCTACATAGAGGGCAAGACAGCCATACAAAAGGCTGAAGCTACTATAAGGATGAAAGAAGCAACAGGTGAGATTGATTGGGACTTAGCTGCTATGAGGGCATCCCAAAGCTCGTGGAAGGACGAATGGCTGACTTTGTTATTCAGTATTCCTCTGGTACTGAGCTTCATGGGTGAATGGGGCAGGGGCATAGTAGCAGATGGCTTTACTGCACTCGCAGGTATGCCACAGTGGTATCAGATTGCCTTAGGAGCTATCGTAAGTGCAAGCTTTGCCACACGGTCTGCAAGTAAATTGTTTAATATGAGGAAGAAGTAATGGCATTTAAATTATCAGGAAGAAGTTTAAATAAATTAGAAGGTGTACATCCTACAATGGTAGACACAGTAAAACGTGCCATTGAACTGAGTAAGGTGGACTTTGGAGTGATTTATGGTGTCCGTTCCCTTGCAGAACAAAAGAGATTGTATGAAGCAAAAAGATCACAGACTATGAAGTCCAAACACCTTGTACAGGAAGATGGATACTCACATGCTGTCGATTTAATGGCTTATGATGGTAGTGACCCAAGTTGGGACATCGTGATGTACGATGACATAGCAGACGCAATGAAGAAAGCAGCAATAGAAACTGGAGCTAAAATTTGTTGGGGAGCTTCATGGCATATAGATGACATAACAAAATGGGACGGTACAATGCAAGAAGCTATGAATGCTTATATAGATCTCAGACGGTCACAATCACGTACCCCATTTATTGATGGTCCTCACTTTCAACTTAATTAGGAACATATAATGGCAGGGGTAAAAAGAAAACATCCAGATGCTATGAAAGGCATCACTATTAAAAGTGGTCTTAAACGTCCTACTAACAAAGGAGCAGGATTATCTCAAGAAGCAGTAAATAAAATTAACAGAAGAACTGGTGGTAACTTAAAGACAGCCGTTACAGGTAAAGTAAAACCCGGAAGTAAAGATGCAAAAAGAAGAAAGTCCTATTGTGCAAGAAGTGCAGGACAAATGAAGCAGTTTCCTAAAGCTGCTAAGAATCCAAACAGTAGATTACGACAAGCTAGAAAAAGATGGAAGTGTTAACATGAGACAACTTACAGAGAAACAACAAAAGTTTTTAGGTGTACTGTTTTCAGAAGCAGGTGGTGACATGTCAAGAGCTATTAAGCTTGCAGGATATGCAGAGCATACAACTCCTTCACAAATTGTAAAAGCATTAAAAGAAGAAATACTTGAAGCTACTCAAGAGTTTATGGCAAGCAATGCACCAAAGGCTGCAATGGCTATAGCAAGTGGTATTGACGATCCTGTTCAACTAGGACTAAGAGATAAGATGTCTGCAGCTAAAGAGATGTTGGATAGAACAGGATTAGTTAAAACAGAGAAGATGCAAGTAGAAGCTACAGGTGGTGTAATGTTAATGCCACCTAAGAATGCAGAAGAGGGCTAATGCGTAACAGAGCATTGGGTAAGTGGAAGCTACCACAGCCTACTGACC